GCTCTCAGTTCCAGAGCGTCCGCTGTGCCTTTTTCTTCGATGGTGGCAAGTATCTCGTTTTTCGTCATGCCTTGTTTACCCCCTCTTTATAAGCTTCACTCGCTTCTGCGTCTGTTACCGCGTTTTCCAAAGCTGTCGGCATACCCATTTTTATTGTGAGCAGTCCGTTTCGATGGTCTGTGATATCCCCGGCCTTGCTGTATGCGGACAGGTCAACCTCGCCATATACAGTCATGCCCTCGACGTTCTCGACCTCGTTTACAAGCGCCCACTGGATACCGTCAACAAACAGCGCCGCCGCCTGTATATAGTCCATTTCGAGAATGATGATTCTGACCGCCCTATCGTCCCACGAACGGTCATAATTGCGTCCCTCGATAGAGACGACGGGATAAAGTGTTTCATTTATTTTTACATAAGTCACGCCTCGTTTACCCCTTTCTCATAAGCCTGTGAAGCCTCATCTGCGGTTATAACGTAACCGTCTTTTTCATCGGGAATGGGCTGATCGCTCTCGGTGTATGTCCTGCCGCTGTCAATCGGGTCTATCGCTTCCTCATACAGCGCTCCGTCGCGCTCGATAAGCATCCTGGCATCGGAATATGCCCGCGCATAGCTTACGCCGTCAATTACAACTGTCTGTGTTATTATCATCCGTTTTCCCCCTTTATGCCGACACGATTTTGCTTGCATAGGTTGCCCAGTTCGTCGCAGCTATCCACTCGTCATACAGCGCGGCAGGCACTTTTATAACGCAGTCTGCGTGTATATTTGTAAAGGCATTCGTGTTTGCCAGTGTCGGGACAACCGCACACTGTGTAAAATCGTATTCTCTCATGCCGTAGCAATCCGCAAATGCCATAGCCGCAATGCTTGTAAGTGCACTTGGAAAAACAAGTTTCCGCAGCGAATAGCAGGTATAAAATGCATTTGCCCCGATTTCCGTTGTTCCCTCTGCAATATCGCACTCGGTAAGTGCATAGCAGCCGCGCAGCACATGGCTACCGTTTGGAGCAAATCCGCTTTTCGTGTTGACGCTGCGCAGCACATGGTTTTCCCTGAAAGTATCTACTCCGCTTACCGCAGCGTTATCCGGCACGTCAACACGCAGTAAGCTTCTGCACCAATAAAATGCACCGTCACCTATCCTGCTCACTTTGTTGCTCAATGCTATCCCGCGCAGCGAGAGGCTGTTAGACAAAGCATAGTTGCCGACTGTCAGATTATTTATTGGAGACACAAAAAACTGCAGAGCAACACAGTCTCCGATTGAGCTTGCTTCCACATACTCAATCCTGCTGCTCACGCTTATGCTTTTTAAAGAAAAGCATCGGAAAAAGGCTCGCTGCGAAATGACACTGACATTATCCCCTATCTCCGCTTTTACAAGCGAATTGTAAACAGGCGCATATGGGTAATCATACGGCCCGAGAATGTTGTAATTGTTCATCTGCCAACCGGGCGTAAGCGTTCCGGAAGTTACTTTAAGGCTTATTACATAACTTCCGCCCTCGGCATAGGCGTGCGATTTGCTTACAGTGCCCGTTCCCGGCACTGTCTCAGTGGCCGAGCCGTCGCCCCAGTCGATGGTTACGCCGTTTGCCACGGTTTGTTTAAAATGCGGCGTAATCGTCATGTTTTGCGGCAGCTCCAAATAAAGCCTTGTAGCCCCGTCGTCTGTCGTGTACATAGCGCCGATTGTCATGGGTCGGGTAAGAGCCTTTACGTCGGAAAGCGTCCAGTTCCAGCCCTGACAAATAAGCCCCTCGTGTTCGGGAAGCGGCGGCAGTTCTGTAAGCGTCTGAGCTTCTGCAAGTGTATAGGAATACAGAAGTGTTCCGTCATAATCGTGGAAGTTTACATCTTTCTCAACGACCTTTGCGGGCATTTCCGCGTTTACAAGGACATCTGCCGGACAGTATTTACCGCCGGTTTTAAGTCGCCTTTTTTCTCCTGCGGGGATGCTGACATTAAACTCGCTCATGCGTTTTCGACCTCCCCGTTATAGACAGGCAGTGAAGCCAGGACATCCGCGACCATTTCTGACTTGTCCGCAGCCGTCCAGTAGTCAGTGCCTTTAACGGGCGAGTATCCCGGCGTTCCGGGGTTTCCCTGCGGCCCCTGTTCTCCCTGCGGCCCCTGTTCTCCCTGAGGTCCCTGTTCGCCGGTGTCGCCTTTATCGCCCTTGAGATTTGCAGAGGTTGTTCCGCTGGCAGAGGTTACTTCAAGCGTTGTGCCGACCCAACGATGTGTAACAGACACGCCGTCATTGCCGGCTGGACCTTGTTCGCCCTGTGTCCCCTGCTCACCCTGTGGGCCGGTTTCGCCGGTGTCTCCTTTATCTCCCTTGTCACCTTTTGCGCCGGGTTCACCCTGTTCGCCCTGTTCGCCCTGCGGCCCCTGCGGGCCGGTAAGCGCCGCCAGCTGTTCAGGCGTAAAGTCGGAATAAGTGAACGCATCGCCTTTATCGCCTTTCTCTCCTTTATCACCTTTTTCACCCTGCGGACCCGTCTCGCCATCTTTTCCGTTGGCTCCGGCCGGCCCTTCCGGTCCTCGTTCGCCTTGTGGCCCGGTCTCTCCCTGAGGGCCCTGTTCGCCCTGAGGTCCCTGTTCGCCGGTGTCGCCTTTATCGCCTTTGTCCCCTTTATCACCTTTTTCACCCTGCGGACCCGCGGGCCCCGGATCACCTTTTACGCCAATTTTTCCGCTGTTGGTCCAGTCGTTTATTGTTCCATCAAAAATGTAAATGTCATACTCTCCGGCCTCACCAACGCCGTATGCGTCTCCGATATCAGGATCCGACACAGCTGCTCTAAGCGCGTCAAGCGTCGGGTAAAACCCGTAAACAACAAATCCGCGTCCGATCTCACCCTGTTCGCCCTTCAGCGTCTCAAGCCACTCTTCCTCAGTGCCGGCAAAGCCGTGCTTTACCGCAATGCCATATGCCGAGAGATAATGCCCCGGTTCGCCCTCTTCTTCGTCGGCCGGACGATATCGCTGCGCATACCAGCGCATATATTCTCCAAAAAAAGTATTGAACACCTGCATAGTGTTCTGATACTTGTTGTATTCTCCGTTTGCAAAATCGATCATCGCCGTAAGATACACATTGTAAAGTTTGTCGTGCGGCGGATCTACAAGCATTTTTGTCTCTTTGTCTTCTTCGTAGCTGTAAGTTATGATCTCTTCCGAAGCGAACAGCATTACTTCAGTCTGAACAAGCCCCTCAACTTCGTTTATCCACTGTGTTTTTGTTTCTGCGTCAAACGCATTTGGTTTGATATTATCCGCCATCCGTATTATCGCGGACAAGGTCATAGCCATATCATCACCCCTTTTACAAAAGCCTAAAGGCTGGGCGGCGGCCATGCTCCGCCCAGCCTTCTTTAATGCTTATCAGCTGCTTATAAGTGTGCTGCCGCCGCTTACGCCGCCGACCGCAAACGCTCTCCAGTCATTGAAGCCCGCAATAAATCTCGCGTAGCCGCTCCAAACGTTTGCATCATTGCCGTCATCGATTCGGCTTTTTACCTCAAGAGGAGTGCGATCAAGCCATACGCCGCCGCCGTATTCTTTGTTATACTCACTGGCAAGCATAATAAAGGGTTTTGTTCCGGCAGTAATAAACTGGTTAAGATACGGCCATACAATGACATTCCATCTGCCAAAGTTGTAGTTGAAGCCGTTGTTTGATGTTGCCGGATCCTTGTCTGCGCCTATGGCTGCAAATACATCGCGCTTCAGGCTGTACTCATTCGGGATAACAATAGTATCCGGGACAACATCCAGGATCTCGCCGTTATCGCCGCGGAAGTCCTGCATAGCGACTTCCATCGCCGCAAGTACATTGTTGCTGAAAGCGTCAGAGAACTGGTTCGACTGTGTTCCCTTGTTCAGCTTGCTCGGATGGTTGGTGGCGAACAAACACCTGCCGTCCGCACTTTTAGTGTCAAACACTTTGCCGCTGAAGTTCACTGTTGAAGCGCCGGTAACTGCAGCGCCCAAAAGCGCAGCCGCAAATTTTTCGCGTGTGCGATAGTAAGAGGTTATGAATCCTGCAGGCTGCTTTTTAAGATCCATAAGCTTTGCATCTTCAACGATCTCGCGGGACAGGGAGAAGGAGTTTTTCCATGTCATATGCTCAAGGAATTTGTCAAAACCTTCCTGCATGCCGTCAACCGGATACTCGCCATTTTCGCCAACAGGTTTAAACCCGTCCATGGCGGTCATAGTGGTAAACTTCTCGCCCCAGTGCTTGCTGGTGCCCATGCTGAATAGTTCAGGAATCATAGAGGCCTGTTCAAAAGCCTCGCCCCTCTTTTCGAGGAACATACGGATTGGAGCCTGAGATTTGCCGAAGATGGAATCCTGAAGGCCGGAGCCTTCGGTAAAAGTGATATTAGCCATTATGTCTGTCTCCTTTCGTCAGATTAGAAGCGCACGCGGCACATAGAGCCGCTGGCGGTGCCGTCCATGTAGACCACTTCGGCCACGCCGTCAGTGGTAGTGGCGGTCACGCTCATGCCGTCGGATGCGTGCAAAGTCACCTTGCTGCCCAGCTTGATGCTGGTGGCGGCAGCGGAGAAAGTGGTCTCGAAGACCATATCCTTGCTCACGCGGATGACGGGGATGATGTC